TTTTTAAGATATTGGTTTGATAATCAATCAGTAGAGCCATTTACTAATCGTTATTTACAAGCTTAATAGATATTTACAAGATTGTCTTAATATTGTAAAAAGCAATATGTCACTTAAAAAATTTGTTAAAGTTTATCAAGCTATTAAAAATCCTATCATCATAAGTAATTGCATAAAATTTTTAAACAAAACATTTTCTCAAGAAAAATTCATTGATGGTGGTTTATGGTCAGGTAAAGGCACGTACGAGGATAAAAAAGTTAGAGATGTAAAAATTCTTCAAATGTCTAATATGAGTAAATCTTTGAGTGAGGTTCATTGGGCAAATTTTATAAGTCATTATATTTTATCTGGTATGAAAGCATATTGTCACGAATTTCCAGACGTAAAACAAGCAACTATTATAGATTTACAGGCTTTGAGATATAAAAAAGGTGGTCATTATAAATTTCATGTTGATGATGGACCTGGAATGAATAGAAAATATAGTGCAATATTGATATTAAATAATGATTACGAAGGTGGAGAACTTTGTTTTAATTTAGATGGTAAAGAAGAAATAATTAAAAATACACCAGGATCTTTAGTAGTTTGGCCAAGTAATTTTATGTTTCCACATATGGTTAAGCCAATAACTAAAGGAGTGAGATATTCAATAGTATCATGGATGAATTAAATAACGGATATAAAATTATCAAAAATTTTCTTAACCAAGAGGAAATAGATTTATTAACTCATTATACAAGGATGAAACACAGAGTTAATATGACGGAATTTGATCTTGTGCAGAACGACCAAGGTGATACGATGTTTTATGGTGATCCTGCAACAGATTCGTTAATGATTTCCAAATGGAAATTTATGGAAAAACAAACAGGTTTAGAATTACTTCCAACATATTCTTTTTGGAGAATGTATACGTATTTAGCTGATTTGAAAAAACACAAAGACAGGCCATCTTGTGAAATTAGTGTAACTGTAAAAATAAATTCATGCGGTGAAAAATGGCCAATTTATATGGGAGGTGTGGAAATTGAATTAGAAAATGGTGATGGAGTGGCTTATAAAGGGTGTGATATAGAACATTGGAGAGAACAATTTGAAGGTGATTGGCATGCACAAACCTTTTTACATTATGTAAATAAAAATGGCCCTTACGCTGATCATTACAAAGATAAGAGACCTTTGTTCGGAGTGCCAAAATAATGAAGATAATACAAAAAAAGGATGGATCAGGAGAAATAGTTTTTTCTTGGAAAGAAATTTGGATTTTGATAAAAAAAAGAAAACTTCAACTTACTGCAGAAGCATTGAAACATTTAAGTAATAATCTTGTTAAAATTGCAATAGAGTTTAATGAAGTTTTTAATAAAAAAATTCGAAGTCAAGAAACATTTTCTAATAAAATTGATTCAAAAGATGATTGATATAAATAAAATTATACAGACAGAAGTAAATAGAAAAGCTTTTATAATTGAAATTCAAATAGATGTAGATGACAAATATTTTATAGATGAAATCAATAATTCTTTAAAAAAGAACAATTTATATTACACCACTAATGTTAAAGGTAAGATGACAGAGTGGGATGCTTTCAATAATAATGAAAAGTTTATAAATGTTTTAACTAAGGGACTTGAATACATTTCTCAATTTCACCCAATAGCACCACGTCTAACAATAGAATCAGCATGGGGGTTAAAAATTGAAAAAGGAGATTACACAGAAAAACATAATCATTCTTCTTCAGAATTATCAGGAATTTTGTATTTAAATGATGTTAGTCAGCTTTTGGTATTTCCTGATTTAAAAATAAATGTAAAACCAAAAAAAGGCACTTTTTTAATTTTTTCACCATGGTTAGATCATTTTACTGGTCTTAACGAAAGCAATGTTACAAAGTATGCAATAGCCTTCAATTTTAGAGAGCATAAAAATAAAACCTGGCATAAGGGATATTTATAAATATCACCACTAATGATATACTCACAGTATGCCTTTAGCAAAAGTAAATATAGCGCCAGGATTTGATAAGCAGTCTACACCTTCAGATGCAGAGGGAAGATTTGTAGATGGTGATAATGTTAGATTTAGATATGGGGAACCAGAAAAAATTGGTGGTTGGGAAGCGTTAGTAAACGATAAATTAGTAGGGGCAGCTAGAGGGCAACATGTATGGGCCAGCACCGATGGAAAAAGATACGCAGCTATAGGCACTGATAAAGTTTTAGTAATTTATTTTGGCGGAGCCTTTTACGATATTACACCTCTAGATACAGATAATTTTTCTACTGGAGCAAACATATCAACGAGCAACGGATCATCTACAGTTACAATTACAACCTCAGCTGCACATAATTTAGTTGTTGGCGATATTACAACCTTTGCTAATGCTGGATCTTTTACCTCAGCGAACACAGTTTTTACCGCAGCAGATTTTGATGATAAACTTTTTGAAGTTAAAACTACTCCTTCATTAACAACTTTTACAATTACAATGGCATCTAATGAGTCAAAGTCTGGTGTTACTAACAATGGAACTTTAGATGTTAACCCTTATGTTACTGTTGGCCCATTAAACCAGTCTGCTGGTTATGGATGGGGAACATTTTTATGGGGTGGTAGAACTATTGGCTCTACAACCACAACAATCAACAACGGCGGAGCAATGTTAGTAGGTGCTTCATCAGTTGTTTTAACGAGCACAGCCAGTTTACCTTTAACTAATGGTAAACTTAGAATTGGTTCAGAGGATATGAGTTACACAACTAATACAACTGGAACGAACACTATCAGCGGCATCACTCGTGGCATAAACGGAACCTCTCCTGCAGAGCATGCAAACGGTTCAACGGTTACAGACATTACAGAATTTGTAGGATGGGGAGATGCATCTGTAACAAGCACTGTAACTATCGATCCTGCTAATTGGTCATTAGATAACTTTGGTAATAAACTTATTGCAACTGTACACAATGGAGAAACATTTACTTGGGATGCTTCTTTAACAAATGCTTTACAAACTAGAGCTACTATAGGAACAGGCATGCCAACAAAATCTGTAATGACAATCGTTTCAGACAGAGATAGACATTTATTTCATTTAGGAACAGAAACTACGATAGGTACTGCGAGTACGCAAGACAAAATGTTTATTAGATTTTCTGATCAAGAAAGTTTAAGTGATTATGCACCTACGTCAACGAACACCGCTGGAACATTTAGATTAGATGACGGCACTGAAATAATTGGAGCTTTTAAAGGTAAGGATTATATTTTAGTTTTAACAGATACAGCTGCTTATGAAATGCAATTTGTAGGACCACCTTTTACTTTTTCAATTAGAAAAGTTGGATCTAATAATGGATTATTAGGGCAACACGCAGGAGTGTTTGCAAACGGAGCTGTATTTTGGATGGGTAAAACAGGTGGTTTTTATGTCTATGATGGTACTGTAAAATCATTACCATGTTTGGTTGAAGATTTTGTCTTTACTACTGGGGGTAATAATCCTGGTATAAATTTCGATTCAGGCAAAATTGTTTTTGGTGGAATTAATGAATTATATTCAGAAATTAATTGGTTTTATCCAACAGCGGGTAATACGTCTATAGATAGAGTTGTAACTTATAATTATGCTGAGAATGTTTGGACCACTGGAACTTTAGATAGAACCACTTGGATGGGATCCACAGTTTTTGAAAAACCATATGCAACAGATTTTGAAGCCTCAGATACACCAACCTTCCCAGTTGTAAATGGAGTATCTAATGGTGCAACTATTTACTATGCACACGAGATAGGGGTAAACCAAGCTAATGCCGATGGAACAAGCACAGCTATACCTGCATTTATAAAATCTGGTGAGTTTGATTTAAATGGTAGACAAGGTGTGCCAGGTGATGGTGAATTTTTAATGAGTGTTAGAAGATTTATGCCTGATTTTAAACGTATTAGTGGTAATGCAAAAGTTACAATATTTCTAAATGAATTTCCGCAAGGATCTACTGCAACTTCAAGTCCTCTAGGTCCATTTACAGTTTCATCATCAACAAATAAAGTAGATACAAGAGCCAGAGCTAGATTAGCTGCTGTTCAAATAGAATGCACCGAAGTAGATGAAAGTTGGAGATATGGAACTTTTAGATTTGATGTAAGACCAGATGGTAGAAGATAATGGCTAAAATAACTATACAAATACCTGAGCCTAAAACTGTATACACACAGGAAGATCAAAGACAAATACTACAGGCTTTTAGAACTTTACAGTCTCAATTGAATTTCTCTTATGAGAATGATATAAAAAATGATCTAAATGCTTTTAACTACTTTTTATCATGACAATACAATATAAAAATCAAGGAATAAATTTATCAACTACAGATACTACATCTGTATTGTCGTGTCCAACAAGTGCAACTTTTATATTAAAACAAATACAAGTAGACAACTCTAGCTCTAACCCAGTAAATTTATCAGTGCAAGTAACAGATACCTCAGCCTCAGCTACCTTTTCTATTTCAAGAAAAGCGATTGCTGCTAACACAGTTTCAAATATTATTACACAAACATTAGTCCTAGAAGGCGGTGATATATTGAAGATGACAGCTGGCACCGCTAATGAGATACAAGGTATTATATCTTATGCACAATTAGACAGATCACAACAAAATGGGTAAGAAAAAACCACTCTTTGGTGTAAACACATATATAAAGCGCACTCCAAAAAAAAGACCTGGTCGTCATAAAAAGAAATATAGTAAACGCATACCTAGACGTAAAGTCTATCGTGGACAAGGGCGTTAAATTAGTATAGTAAATTTGTATGACAGTTTATCAAAAAATTAAATGCGAAACTAAAACAATCTACAGAAGTATTAAAACAGGTAAAAGATACGAAACTGAAAAAGCATTTTTAGCTGAACATCCTAAAGAAGATTTGGCAACTGATGTCGAAGTAAATGTTCCTGATCTTCCTATATTTACTAAAACAAAAAAATGAAACCATTAGGTGGAACAGAATTACAACATGATTTTTTAGAAAAATATGTTGCGAAAGAATTACTAGATAATTTTCAAATTTGTACATCTGTGCCAGGTAAAGTTCCTTTATCTAAAGATAAAATAAATATTCTTTGGCAGAAAATGGCACCTGATCAACCACACTTTCAAGAATTTTTTAAAGATTCAAATAAAATTAATCAATACGATTATTATGTGTTTAATAGTCATTGGAATTACGAGCAGTTTAGGAAAACCTTTTCTTTACCTGAGCATCGTTGCACTGTAATAAAAAATGGTATTCCTGATATAATAAAAAGAGATCCTGAACCTAGAAGAGATAAAATAAAATTAATTTATCATCCTACTCCATGGAGAGGTTTATCTGTTTTATTAGGTGCAATGCAATTAGTAGATAATCCAAACATTATATTAGATGTATATAGTAGTACACAGATTTATGGAGATGATTATAAAAAAGAAAATGATCACATTTATAAAGATTTATATGATCAAGCAAAAAAATTACCTAATGTAAATTATATAGGTTATAAGCCTAATAATTATATATTAGAAAACTTACATACCTATGATGCTTTTGTTTATCCAAATATATGGGAGGAAACATTTTGTATCTCTGCTTTAGAATCATTAGCGTGTGGTTTGTATGTAGCAACAACGGACAACGGAGCACTTTATGAGACGTGCACAGAGTTTCCAATATATATCCCTTATGATAAAAATTGGGAAAACCTAGCAAAACAATTTGCTGCTGTCATAGACGGTATAGCAAATCAAATTAACACTGAAGGTTGTAGAAATCATTTGAAATTTCAGCAGAATTTTTTCAATCATTTTTACAACTGGAAAACTATAGCTGGTCATTGGACTGGCTTTTTACAAGGAGCATTACAAAATGTTAAAAGCGTTAAGAAAAAGGTATGAAGCACAAGTTGCTGAATCTCAAACAACGATCAATATTTATTTAAAGAGTCCTGTAGGTATTGGTGAACATCCACAACATCTTGATGAAATAGATAAATTATTACAAAAGATAATGGATGCTGAAGAAAAAATTAAACTTATAGATAAGTGGGTGAACTGATGACAGATCCAAGTAAACCTATTTGGTTTAATAAGAAAAACGAAACTATTGACAAAAAAACAAAACCAAAGAAGTTTTCTATATTTGTCGCCACTCCATGTCATAGTGATGTATCTTTACATTATTTTCAGGCATGTTTAGAGTTTCAAAAACATTGCATGAAAAACGATGTTCTAGTCTGTTTTCAAGTTATGAAGTCATCACTAGTGACACAAGGTAGAAATCTTTGTGTTTCAAGTTTTATGGAAAGTGGTAGCACACATTTACTATTTATAGACTCTGATATTGATTTCACTTCAGAATCTGTTTTTAAAATGTTAGCGGCAAAAAAAGATGTAATATCTGTACCTTACCCTTTAAAGACACTTAACTGGGGGAAGGCTTGGAATAAGATACAAGAGGGTAAAATAAAGAATGTGCATGATTTACAGTATAAAGCTTTGTATCAATACCCTATGAAGTTACCTAATGAAAAAGATATTAGGATAGAAAATGGAGTTATAGAGGTAACACATTCACCAACAGGATGTATGTTAATTAAAAGAGAGGTAATAGAGAAAATGATTAAAGCTTATCCTGAGAAAGAAATTATTCAGAAGACTATAATAAATGGTTCCTTAGTTAATAGACCTTTCTTTTATAACCTTTTTGACACTGATTTTGATCCCGTAACTAAGACTTATTTAGGAGAAGATTTTGCCTTTTGTAAAAGATGGAGAGACATAGGGGGTAAATGTCATGCACTTATTACTGAAAAAATTAGTCATGTCGGAGAACATCAATATAAATCCGCTTTTATTGATGAGTTGTCAAACCTCGCTTAAAATGGTAATATTTGTAGTTAGCTAATTTAAGGAGAAAAAATTTACATATGGCTATTCAAGCTTTAATTCCATACGCACTTGCAGCATACGGTGGATACAAAGGATATAAAGCATCGAAAGATGCGGGTGGTTCTGGCATTCAAAGATTATTAGCAGGTGCTACAGGAGCATTTCTAGGATATCAAGGTGGTAAAATGATACCTGGAGTAAGTAGTGCAGGATTTGGAACTACAGTGCCTTCGTTTACACAATTAGCTCCCGTGCAATCTTTAGCGCAAACATCAGTAGGACCATTATTAGGTTTACCACAGCAAGCATCTATTCTAAATCCTGCTGGTCAATCTGCAGTTGGTCAAGCTACGATGCCCATATCATCTATTGGTACGGCTACTCAGGCTGGAGCATCAAATATGGATGACAGAAATATTTTACAAAGATTATTTATGAGATCAAGAAAAGGTGTGCCTGGAGAAATGGAAATAGATCCAGCTAAAGCAGCTCTTGGTATTGGAGCACTTGCTTATGGATCAGGTGCATTTGAAAATGAACCACAAGATGTATTTACACCAACTTACAATTTAGCTGTGGCTGAATTACAAAGACAAAGAGGTGGTTTTAAATATATAGATCCAGTTGATGGCACAGAAAAAACTTTTCAACAAGTTTATATACCTGAAAGTGATCCTGATAATATAGGTGATTTTAGAATGGGTCCTTACGCTATTGAGAGAAATAGATTAAAAGAGGGTGGCTTAGCAGAGATTAGAAAATTTAATGAAGGTGGTATTAATTACCTACCAAGTAAAAGATCTCATAACGAGAACGATGCAAATAATTATGTAAGAGCATCAGGTTATGTCGAAGATGGATCTGGAACAGGAGATAAAGACGAAGATACAATGTTAGCTCAATTAGCAGACGGTGAGTTTGTAACAAGAGCAGATGGAGTATTAGGCGCAGGTATCATAGCTGGTGGAAATCCAAGTAGCATGAAAGATATGAGAGAAAAAGGTGCACAATACTTCTACGAACAGCAAAAACGATACAAAAGAGTTTTTGATTTATTACAAGGAAGTAGAAATGCAAAAGCCCAAGCCAATTAAACCTGACATATCAGTTTTATCAGTAGAGCCTAAATACATAGATAAATTTTGGCCTTTATGTGATTTTATGATTGCAGAAGCTCTGAAGTATTCGGGTGGTTTTGCTGATGCAAAAGATATTAAAGATTTATTAAAAAAGGATGAAGCTCAAATGTTTCTTGTGTTTGGAAGTGATGAAGAGGAGCTCAATCAAGTGTTTGCTTTATTTGTAACTCGCATAGCTGCATTACCTAATTATTCTCAACTAGAGGCCATAATTTGCACAGGTAGAAAAAGACATTTATGGGAGGACAAGCTAGTGAATACTGTAACAAAATTTGCTAAACTGAATGGATGCAAAAAACTTAGCTTTTGGGTTAGACCAGGTTGGTCTAAAATCTCAAAAAAATGGGGTTGGAAAGCTAAACATATTCAAATGGAGAAGGATTTATAATGGGGTCAATAGTTTCAAGCGTATTTGGTGGAGGCGGTAGTAGATCGGCACCAACACCTGCTTCAAGTGGAAATCAGTTTACACAAACGGTAATTAGAGAAGCACCAGGTGTTGAAGAACGTAAAATAGAATTAATGGATCTTGCTCGTAGTGTTGCTGACAGACCAGTAACTATACCAGCATTGCAGGTTGCACCTTTATCAGCATTAGAACAACAAGGATTAACAGCTGCTGGAACAACAGGAGTG